GATATAATCGTGCATTAACAGAAATTATTAATATTTTAAAAATATAACCTAGACCAAGAGGTATTTAATTATGACCGATATTTTTTCTTCCGCGACCACGGAAAATACAGAAGTAACTACAACTGAAAATACTGCGACTCAGACAAAGGAATCGTTTGTAGATAAGTTGGTAGGAGAAGGCAAAAAGTTCAAGGACATTGAATCTCTAGCAAAAGGAAAACTCGAAGCTGATAACCATATCAATGAAATTACTAAGACATTGAATGAACTCAGAGAAGAGTTGTCAAAGCAGGAGTATTCAAAGCAGTTGCTTGAACAATTAAATAAAGACAAGGGTTCTGAAACTTTGGCAGAACAGTCTTCTCCGGTGACTCAAAGTCCCTCTAATACTGGGAATACCACCCAGAGTGCGAGCGATAATATTGAAGCCCTTGTAGAAAAAGTTATCACGGAAAAAGAAAGAAGCAGAACTGTTACTCAGAATATCAGTATTGTTACTGAAGAAATGGAAAAGCAGTTTGGAGACAAGGCAAGTTCTATTTTAAATAGTAAAAGCAAGAGCCTTAATATTTCTGTAGACAGATTAAAGGAAATTGCTTCCGAATCTCCGACAGCGTTTTTTCAATTAATCGGTGTTAATAGTACAAACAGGACTAATAATATGAGTACAATTACGCAGTCTTCTATTCGAAGTGAAAACTTTACTTCTAATTCTCAGGAAAGAGATTTTGATTATTATCAGAAACTCAGAAAAGAAAATAGAAGTTTATACTATTCTCCAAAGATCCAGAATATGCTTATTAAGGATCGTGAGAGATTAGGAAATCAATTCTACAAATCTTAACAAATAAAGGAGATCAGATATGTCTGGTATGACAACTGGTAATACAACACTCCTTACTCGCGCAGAGGTTTGGTCGCGTGAGCTTAAGGAAATTTTAAGAGATGAGCTTCAGGCTCAGAAGTATGTTCGCTGGCTTCAGGAGTTTCCTGATGGCGATACCTTCAAGATTCCTTCGATTGGTCAGGCGTATGTCGATGACTATTCTGAAGATGAGTCGGTTAAGTATCGTCCGATGGATACTGGCCAGTTTACCTTCCAGATTACTGAGTACCTCTCGTCTGGTACTTATGTAACGAAGAAGGCCGAGCAGGATATGTTTTATATGAACGAGCTTGTTTCGAGGTTTGTCCCCGAGCAGGAGCGGGCCATCATGGAGCATGTCGAGGAGGCAATCCTTGGTCTTCAGTCGCAGCAGACTGCTGGTGATTCTAATGCTATTAACGGCGGTAGTCATCGTTATGCTGCTGGTAATAGCGGCATTATTGAACTTGCTGACTTTGCCAGAGCGAATCTTTCGCTGAATCTTGCTAATGTTTCGGCGAATAACCGTGTTGCTATTGTCGATCCGTCTGTTGCTTATACGATTGAAACTCTCTCGAACATTTCGAATGTCTCTAACAACCCGATGTTTGAAGGTATTGTGTCTTCGGGTATTGCTACGGGTATGCGGTTTGTTCGTAACATCTACGGTTTTGATGTGTATACTTCTCAGCGTTTGGCTACGATTACTTCGGAAACACTCACTGAGGGTGACGGTACGAATAGCGCATCTAGAGCAAACTACAAGGCTAACCTGTTCTTCTCTGCCGATGCAACGGTTACACCGTTTATTGGTGCTTGGAGACAGATGCCGGAAGTCGATACAGAATACAATAAGGACTTCCAGCGTACAGAGTTTCTTACGACAGCCAGATATGGCGTAAAGCTCTATCGTCCCGAAAACCTTGTCGTTGTTCTTTCGAACCCGGCTGTTTAATAGAGGAGGATAGAATATGGCTGATTGGACAAACTCGGACGGGCTTGAAGTCCGTTTTAATGGGCCGGAAGCGGGAGACATCTCTGGAGGTCTTGAAGCTTGTGGTCCTACTAAGAGCGTTGCTTTAGATTTTACTTTTAGTTCCGCTATTGCGGCTGGTGGGGATAGCCACGAAGCTTTTATCCCGGCTGGTTCCTACATTACGGCTGCTACACTTATTGTTACAACTGCTGCTACTTCTGCTGGTACAGCTACATTGACAATCGGTTTGGCTAAGAAGGACGGTACGGTTATTGATGCTGACGGCATTGATGCCACTATTGCTCTTGGCGCACTTGCTTCTGCAAAGGTTGTTAAGTGCGATGGCGCTCTTTCTGGCGGAACTGCTTCGGTTGGTACTTCGGATGCGTATGTTTATACGACACCGACAACTGGTGGCGATGCCTTTACTGCTGGCCGTGGAAGGCTAGTGATTGAGTATATTGAAGTTTAACATTATTTAAATCAGGGGGATTAAGTTCCCCCTGATACTTACTTTAATTTTAATTTAGGAATATAGCATGGCTAATGTTCAACATTCTACTTTAACAGATCCGAATCTGCATGAACCAAAAGGGGCGTCTTCTGCTTCTGCAAATCAGCTATACTTAAGCGATGGTAGTGGTTCTGGAACTTGGACTAATGCTACAAGATTTCCGGGGACTGGTTGGGGTAAATACTCTAATACGACCTATGTTAGTACAACGGCATTAGCTATTAGTACAACTTCGGTTCTGCTTCCTTTTACTACAGATGATGTTGTTTCTAATCTGCCTATTTCTCTTACAGGTACTACAACAGCCTTAATGAATCTATCAACTGAGGCTCTTTTATTTGTATCAAATGCTGATTTACATAGTATAACCGTTACGTTTGAAATTTATAGTGTTTCTGGATCTCCCGCTCATATGGATATTAAACTTTTTGGATCTTCCGATGGTTCCACATATGCTACTAAATTATATGAAAATACAGTAAGTTTAATTAAGGGTGCTGGACAGGTTATTACAGAAAGTTTCTTAGTTAATGTTACCTCTGATATGGTTTCTCATGGGGCTAAGATTTACTTAACAACAAATTCTGGAACCGCGAATATCATAAATATTGGTTTAATTTCTGCTAGAGTACATAAGGCTAGATAATAATGGCTAATATCAAGATGACATTGTTGGAGATGGTTCAGGATATCTTAAATGATATGGATTCTGATGAAGTAAATAGTATTTCCGATACGGTTGAGGCAACACAGATTGCAAATATTTGCAAGAGTGTTTATTTTGATGTAATTACAACAGTGGACTTGCCAGAGCATATTGAATTAATGACGGTTACTGGGTTGTCTAATTCATCCAAACCAAACTTTATGGACGCAAATAGTATTACTGAGATTAAGTCTTTACGTTATAATGTTTCTGAAACAGGAGATTTAACGTATAAGACAATAGAATATGTTCCGCCGGAAGATTTTCTTCAGAGAGTTACAAAAAGAGATACGACAGACTCAAATGTATTAATTGTAACCGATCCTGTTTCAAATATTTCAATTCCGGTTATAACGGACAAGATGCCGGATTACTATACTTCATTCGATGATAGGTATCTTTGTTTTGATAGCTATAAAAGCACAATAGACACGACATTGCAAACAAGCAAGACTATGGTACTTGGTATAAAGATCCCGACCTTTACTTTAACGGACAGTTTTACTCCTGATCTTGATGATACTATCTTTCCATACTACCTTTCTGAAGCAAAAGCAAGATGTCTATCCTTGTTAAAAGGAGGGGCTGACTTAAAAGTAGAGCAGTTTGCAAAAAAGCATAGATATTTTCAGCGTAATAACAGATCTAAAACTGGAGAAGTAAGGATTGTAAATGACTACGGAAGAAAATAAAATTACAGTAACAGAAAATAATAAAGAGGGTACTTCTTTATCAGTTAAGAGTTTAAAAAGAAAAGCAACATATACTATTTATAAACCGAATGACGGTTATAGTATGTTTAAGATTATGGCTGATGTTGGTGCTGTCCCAGAACATCTTTCTGGTTATTATACTTCAATGAAGAAAGCTCTTTCTGATTTGACATTTTGGCTTGCTACGGTTAATTCCACAAAAGACGCAGAGTGGGATAATAAGTATAAGGATACTCCTCCACCGCCTCCTTTAAAGATAAAGGAAAATAAAGTTGCCGCAAAGATATGATTTAAAACCTGTCAATACTTTCATTAAGGGGCTTGTAACGGAAGCGTCAGTAATGACGTTTCCAGAGAATACCTCTTCTGATGAATTGAATTGCGAGTTATTAAAGAATGGTGCAAGACAAAGAAGAAGGGCTATTGAATATGAAGAAAACTATCAGAATAGTTCTTTTTCGGTGTCCTCTGGGGATTTAATTCATTCAGAAACTTGGTTTAATGTTTCTGGAATTGGTGGTGCTGAATTTCTTGTAGTACAGCATAATAATAAAGTATACTTCTTTGATAAATCATTAGATACTGTATCTGCTGGTGAGAAGGCTTTTAGTATTGATTTAAATAATTATACTGCAAATAACGGTAATAACCCAAGTCAGGTTTACATTAGTACTGCTTCTATTACAGGATACTTAATCATTGTATCGAAGGCAATAGAACCTATAAAGGTTAAGTATGATTCTACTAATGATAATATTATTGTA